AGCCGTGCGCTGGTACACACCAGGAGGCCTGCCAGCACCGTCTGGGCGCCCCAGGAAGACGCTGTTGCGCCCCTTGGTAGCTATCTGGCTCTCAATGCGCTTCAGCGTGGCCAGAGAGACGTTGCCAGCAGCTGTGAGGTTGATCGCTGCAGGGACTAGCACCGACCCCCTCGGCATGGTCGCCTCAGCCTTGGCCAGGTAGCGCAGCTCCACCGGCTTCTGTCCGCGATCACCACCAGTGATCAGCGTGCGTAGGTATCGAGCCCGGCGACGCTCGGCGTACACCTCAGCGGTCAGGTCGCGCTTGTTGGACCTGTTGACCAGGAATGCCCGCTGGGTGAAGGGCACCGGGTTCTTGAAGTACTGGCGGGTGGCGCCGTTCATCGCCTCCCGCATATCGAAGGCGGTCTTGTTCAAGGCCTGGCTGATAGCGAACGGAAGCTGCTTGGTCATGGTGTCGGTCCACCTGATGGCGGTGGGCAGCTCCGACTTGATGTCGAGGGTGAGGGTGGCCATGGCGTCACGGTAGGCCGGTGAGAGGCGGAAGCGGTGAGACTGGCTGTTCCTATGTTCCCATCGTTCCGACCCTCCTTAGAGAGTTTCCCTACAGCCCCCTTACCCCCCCCCTATACCCCTATATAAATACATATACATATTAAGTAGGAACATAGGAACATAGGAACATCGCTTGGCACAGAACGGGTTTGATGTTCCGACCTGTTTTGCCGGAGTGGGAACAGGCTCCAGTCTCATGTTGAGACCAACAAAACTCAACTGTCTCAGAAGTAGACCCATTTGAGAACGCCATCGACCCTTTGGCGCCTTCTCTGGTAGCCCAAGTCCCGCAGAATGCTCCCCACCTGCATCTGGTCAGAGCGCGTCTGTCGCTCCACCGGCTTGAGGATGGCGTCGGCCAGCAGCACATCCGTGGTGATCTCCCTGGTCTTGTTGTGTGGTGCGATCAACCAGGCCTCGATAGGCGCGCGCCAGGGCGACTCCACCAGGTAGTCCTGGTTCTGCTCGGCCACCATGGCTTCCTGTTCAGCCGTGAGCACACTGGGTTCACCGTTGCGGTATGCAGCCACCGCAGCGGACCAGATCGCATCACGCTCCATGTAGAGAGCTGGCACATCAATCGGCTTCTGGAGCGTGCAGGTGACGGGAATAACCCAGAACCGCCGGTTGCCGGTTTCGTCGACCAAGAAGCCGCTGTCGCGGTTGGTGGATCCGACGATGATGCAGCGCCTGGGGAAGGCCTCAGTGGCTTTGCCATAGGGCACGCGGAACATATCGGTGGACTGGCTCAGAAAGGCCTTGACCTGACCGGCGTGCTTTTTGCTGGTGACGTGATCCAGCTCCGCCCACTCCATGATCCAGGAACGGTGGAGGACCATGAGGTCATCCTTACTTGAGATGTCGCGCAAGGCGTCAGAGAAGAAATCACCACCAAGGGCTGCCCAGAAGGATGACTTGCGAGCGCCTTGTTCACCCATAAGAACAGTGGCGTTGTCGTGCTTGCTGCCAGGTTCATAGATGCGACGAACGGCTGCGATCAGAGTGCAGCGGATCATGTGATCAAACAGTGTTGGCTCTTGCTGTTCAGCATCAGCTGGTCGCAGGTATGTAGAAGCGAGGCGATCTATGTAAGTGGGCTGCACATGATTAGCGACATGATCTAGATAGTTACGGATTGGATCGTATGGATTGCCTTTGGCGACCTTAACCAGGCAATCGAGCGCCACTTCTTTGGAAATCTTGCCGCCATTTTCAGCTATCTCCAAGTAGTAATGCTCAGCATTTTCGAGCACGATGTAGCCTTGCTCGCGCGTGTTTCGCTCAATTTGCTGGGTGAAGATGTTGTAGCGAAGTGCATTTGCATCTTTTAGTTGTGCCAACAATTCATTGGCCTCTAGTTTTTTTAGGGTTGGAATATCGCGTTCGATTTTTACGGGGTCTGATGTTTGTACGACTTGGGGAACATGGCGAGCTGGCTTATAGCCATTTTGCTGGGCGAAGTACCAGAACGTACCAGCATTAACTGAGTGACAGTTGCTATGCGCTACTTGTTCAGCCTGCGCAAACAGTGGGCTGTGCCGCTTCATCATCGTGATGGCTTCATCCATCGATGCACCCGCTTCCTTGCAGGCATCAATTAGACCCCACATCAGATTCCTGAAGAAGGGGTATTGTTTAGTCTTTGGAACAGCTGCAGGTATGCAGTTTAGAGCATCTTGTATTTCAGAAAGAGTGCGCGGGGCATAGTCAGTGAACTGCCTGGCCTGAATCAATGTGTTGTGAGTTGGCTCATCGGGAAGACATGCATCAAGTTGTTTGTAGGTGTAGTAATTGTCGGATTGATGGATGATTGCTACCTGTTCGCCTTGTATGCCATCAGTGCCAATGTGGTAGGTGCCTGGTAGGCGCATCACACGGGATGGGTTTTTCAGAGTGCGATCGGCATCGGCATGTTCAAGAAGTCGGCGTTGAAGTGAACGCCATTGATCCGTGGTGATGGGTTCAGCAAACACCCAGTAGGTATGAACCGACTTGCCGCCGGTATCGACCTGCATAGTGGGCTCTGGCAGTCCAAGGTCTTGCCAGGCGGAAACCTGCCAGCCTTTAGGGCGATCATCCCATTCGCAGAAGATGGCGTGGCAGGAAGTGATCTCGGAATCGGTATCGCCTCCGGTGTTGATCACCAGGTAGACGCCGCGGCCTTCTGCTTGCCAGTCTTCAACAATTTGCCGAGTGGGGGCACCTTTGCGGCCAGCATCGCCGGACTTGAAGGGATGGCCTGATGGGAAGAAGGCGCGAAGCCGAGATTCTTTAGCTGGCTTGCGAAGGATTTTGATGAACTGGCGTGCGGCGTTGAAATCGATGGCTTTCATTTGCTGGGCTTTTGCTGGCGAATGGCTTGATTAAGGAGCAGCCGGATGGCGGCACTACGGGAAAGGGCGGAGCCACGCCAGGAATCGAGCCACGCGAGCTGTTCGGGTGAAAGCCTCAAAGGGATGGGCGGCGCTAGGGGCATGTTGAGGGGCTGAGCTTGCGCACCGTAGCCGTTTCGTCTACGGTGTCAAGGCCATCTTGACGATCTGATGCCAGCGCGCCGCGTGAAGCCTTGCCCGCCTATGGCCGGGATGCAATGGAGTAATTACAAAGAATACGAAAATCACATGAACAAAATACGAAAAGAATCGCCAGAAGGTTGTCCATTAGAAGGTTCAGATTATTTATACGCGCAGGAATATCTCTCTTGGCATGTTGCCTGGCCTGAATTTATCGAAGAACATGGACCGGCTGAGGCAATCTTTGTCGAGCACAATCCAGATGTGCCCCCGTACCGAGATCGAACAGATCAGAACCAGTTCTGGGTTCATTTTGCAGATGGCGAGTCTGAGGTGTTCTCTTATAGGATGTGCCATAGCAACTTCGGACATGACTTGACCCATCCCGATCTTATTTTTAGTCAACACTTGAGACGTGTTAAATCAGCGGCCAGACATATCATCAGGCCGCTCCATGAGGAGCTGAAGCACAGAAGCGGTTTGCCTGGCTCACTTGATGTGCATCATGACGGAGAACCGTTTCAGTGGATGCTGTTTCGATTTATCAGAGATGAGTTGAAGCTCAGTAGATTGCAGGATCTTGTTGTGATCGGTGTGGACGACATTGGTACCAAGAGATTCGATCCACAATCAATCACCGATTACTGGTACGAATTCCACGAAGCTGAGGCCAATTTGGTGGTGATGACAAAGGAAGCACATCGGCAGTGGCATGTTGCCAACGGGAAAGATCCTGAACCTAATTGGTTGGAGCTTCGATGATTTGTTGAGCGTCCCGCACTGAGCGAGCCACGCCAGCAATGCCACCAGCGCCACGGACCGTGCCGAGCCAGGCGGATTGCGCGGGGGTGAGGCGGCCTGTGGGTGTCTTGACCTCGATGCTGGTGAAGACGGCCAGGCGCTGACCAACCATCTCTGGAGTCACCACCACAGTCCGCCAACCGATGAGATCAGCGGAGCCACGGGCGAGGCCGAACTGAACGGGGCGGCCGGTGCGGGGATCCGGGAGCTGGCCGACCTGGTTGCGAAATAGGCGCAGATCGGAGCGAGTGCCAACTGCTAGGCGGATGCGCTGCTGGATTTCGGTCTCAGCGTTTGCCACGCGCAGCGGCGATCCGATATGCCCAGCCGGGACTGTAGCCGCGTTCCTTGGCCAGGGCGAGCAGCTGGGGAAGGGTGCGGGCACGGCCTTGTTCGCGGCGCCCCCACTGGCGCTCCTCGATCCGTTGACGGACTGCTTCACGGCGCAGTTCGGTCAGCTCACCAGCCACCTGCTGGATCTTGCGCGATTTGATCGGTGCACATGCTGCACCACATGCCGGGCAGATTGGCGCCGGCTTGAATGCTGCGAAACACTCCGGGCATGTACGCACTGATGGCGCCGCGGCGCTGGTAGCTCGGCGGACGCCTTCAGCCAGGGTCCATTCACGGTGATCATCCGGGAAGCCATGACGATGGACATTGCCAACGTGGTCGAGGATTACGGCAGCCTGTTTGCCTGGGGCTGGGCGCAACACACGGCCCACTTGCTGGAGGTATAGGCCAAGCGATTGCGTGGGCCTGAGCAGGATGGCGCAGCTGGCGGCTGGGATATCGAAGCCCTCGCTGACCACATCCACGGTCACCAGAATCTGCACTGATCCGGCGTCAAATGCTGCAACAACAGCATCGCGGTCAGGGGTTTTGCCGAGGAGCGTGGCAGCTGGCATGCCGGCTGCATTGAACGATGCAGCGACGTGGTTGGCGTGATCAATGGAGCAGCAGAAGGCGATCGCACGCTGGCCTGGGGCGAGCAGTTGATAGTGGGCGATGGCATCGCCGGTAACGGTGGGGCGATCCATGGCAGTGGCGGCCTGATCGGCTGCATAGTCACCAGCGCGGCGGCGCAGGCCGGTGAGATCAGCGACCACGGGTGGGGCGTAGATCCGCGCAGGTGATAGGAAGCCCCAGTCGGTGAGATCAGCAACGGATGGACCGAGCACCAGGTGGTCGAAGGCGATGCCCAGGCCGCGGCCGTCGAGCCGGCAGGGCGTTGCTGTGACGCCCAGGCGGAAGGCATCAGGCCACTTGTCCAGGATTGCTGCCCAGGATCCAGCGGAGGCGTGATGCGCCTCATCGATGATGATCAGCGATGGCTGCCAGTCCAGGGTTGGCAGGCGCCGCACCAGCGTCTGTACGGACGCGATCCGTACAGGGTGATCAGTGGCTGGAATGCCAGCAGCGATCAGTCCATGGTCCAGGCCGATGTCGGTGAGCTTCCGGCTGGCCTGCTGTAGCAGCTCACGGCGATGCACCAGGATCAGCACTTGACGGCCGCGGCCTACAGCGGACTGAGCGATGGCGGAGAAGATGATGGTCTTGCCCATGCCGGTTGGACCGACCAGCAGCGGCGCCTTGGCACCAGCGCGGTAGGCATTGCGGAGATTGTCGATCGCCTGCTGCTGGTATCTGCGAAGCTGCATGGGGTTGCATCTGATGGCAACAGGTTATAGGGTGACGCAAGTCGCCACACCACATGGAGAACGCCGACTATCACGCACACCCTGCGATCTCAAAGTCGCATTTGGATCTCATCGCAAGATCACCGCTGCACTATTGGGCGCGCTACATCGATCCGAAGCGAGTCATCCCCGAGCCGACGCCGGCCATGCGCTTGGGCAGTGCGCTCCATACCCATGTGCTGGAGCTGCACAAATGGGATCGGGAATATGTCGTCGCCCCGGACGGCATTGATCGCCGCACCAAAGCCGGCAAGGAGGCCTGGGCAGCATTCGAGGCCGAGTCCGCCGGCAAGACCGTGTTGAGCCGGGATGAGGCTGACCATGTGATGCACATGGGTAGAGCGATCCATAGCCATCCTGCTGCCGCGATGCTGCTCAACCTGCCCGGAGAGGCTGAAACCACTCACATGTGGACCCATGCCAGTACTGGGCTTGGTTGTAAATGTCGGCCGGATTGGTTGACAAATGACGGCTCGATCGTTGTCGATCTCAAGACCACAGAGGACGCCAGTCCCGCTGGATTCCGCAAGTCGATCGGCCAATGGCGCTATGGGGTGCAAGCGGCCTGGTACACCCACTCACTGGAGCAGGCCACTGGCATCAGGCCATCGCAGTTCATCTTCATCGCCGTGGAGAAGAAGGCGCCGTATGCCGTCGCCTGCTATGCCGCCGATGAGGAGATGATCCAGCTCGGCATGGAGACCGCCATGCGGGATCTACAACGGATAGCCGAGTGCCGCACTTCTCAGAGGTGGCCTGGCTACTCCGATCAGATCGAGATGATCAGCCTGCCGAATTGGCTGCGGCCGCGACCTGATGGCAGCACGCAACAACCACCTGAAATCGAGACCTACTGATGACAGACAGCACAGCACTCACCACCACCAGCGGCTCCGTCTTTTCGGGGATTGCCGCCTTCGAGGACGCTCAGCGTATTGCGAAGGCCTTGGCCAGCAGCACGCTGATCCCGCCGCAGTTCCAGGGGCAACAGGGATTCGCCAACTGCTTGGTCGCCTTGGAAATATCCAACCGCATGGGGATGGGAATTTTCCAGGTGATGCAGAACCTGCACATCATCCACGGCCGGCCGAGTTGGAGCAGCCAGTTCATCATTGCGCTAATCAATGGCTGCGGGCGCTTTGAGCCGCTGCAGTATGAGTTGGCCGGCAAGGGCGAGGAGATGGCCTGCAGGTGCTCTGCAGTTCAGAAATCCACCGGCAAGACCGTGACAGGACCGACCGTGAGCATGGCGATGGCTCGCGCGGAAGGATGGTCGACGAAGGCCGGTAGCAAGTGGAAGACGATGCCGGAGCTGATGCTGCGCTATCGAGCGGCGGCGATGTTCGGCCGGCTCTATGTCCCCGATCTGCTGGTGGGCATTCAGAGCCAAGAGGAGGTGGTCGACATCGAGCCGGTCAGCGTGACCGAGACGCCGGCTACCAGCGTCGCCGATCTCAATGCTGCGATTGCCCAGCCTGCAGCTGAGCCTGCCCCAGCACCTGAGCCGGAGAGCGATGAACTCTTCTGAATACCTAACTGCTAGCCAGCTTGCTGAGCGTTGGGGCATCCACCGCGACACCCTGATGCGCTGGCGAAAGGCTGGCAAAGGTCCGGCGTATTTCCGCACGCCAGGCTTTGTGCTCTATCCATTGGCCGGGGTGGAGCAATACGAACAGGCCAACACCATCACCAACGACTAACCATGAGCTTCAAGCTGAATCTGAGCATCTTCAAGTCCACCAAGCCTGAGAGCAAGGTGGACTTCAGCGGGATGATGAACATCAAAGTGGAGGAGCTGGACGCTTTCTGCCGCTTTGTGATGAGTCAGACCCCGGACCAGTACGGCAGCGTGCAGGTGCCGATCAGCGGCTGGAAGAAGCAGGCCAAGTCCGGCCTGAACTACATCAGCGCAGTGGGGCAACCGCCGCGCGACTGGGTTGATCCTGGCAATGCTGCGCAGAGCCTGGCCAACGCCACCGATGGGGTGGTGGTCACAATCGACAGCGGGGATATGTTCTGATCACATCAGCTCGCATTCGAGGCGAGCGATTTCATTAACGGCCTGCTGGAGTAGCTGCTGCTGGTAGCGGCACTGCTTCAGTAAAGCCGCGGCCATTGGACCAGCATCCGGGCTAGTGAGCAGGCTTCTGGCCTGCTTTTCTAGTTCAAAGCGTTCTTCTGTCGATAACTCGACGAGCATCCACTCACCGAACTGCATTGTGCTAGACCAGTGGGGTACATGGTCATGATACCGATGCAGTGTCCCAGGTGCTCCAGTTCTGAGATCAGGGCTGTGACAACCAATGGCAAGGAGGCTGAAATCACGACGCGGAAGCGCCGTTGTGTGGACTGTGGCCATAGCTGGTTTACGGTCGAGTTGCCGGTGCATGTGGCTGTGATCGGTTGGAGCAGGGAGACAGGTAAAAGCCTTCCGGTGCTGCGGGTGCCGATCGAGCTGGCGGTGGGCGAGGGTGCAGTGTGAAGAACTGTCACACGCCTATGGCAGGTGCCCCGCGGGCAGGGCATACTTAGGTCACGCCCGAGGGGGCGCCACTTCATTGCTGATGACCATGATCCTCACCGCCAAAGAAACCGCTCTTCTCGCTGCTATCACCGAAGGCATGGATGAGCCTGGTTGCGGCTGGCTCCACGAAGTTGAGCCCTTCAACAATGATCACGTTGCTGCTGGCGTCCTCGGCGCTCTGATCGCCAAAGGCCTAGTCACCAGCCACGAGGAGCCCGAGACAGCACCCGGCTATGGTTCCGCCTACTGGGTCGAGCTGGTTAATCCCGGCTGACCATGCCCACCCGCTTCCGCACCATCAAGCTGATCCTCTACGCCGTCCGCAAGCAGGGCGGCACCATCAGCTCCCACGATTGCCTCCACACTGTCTACCTCCCCAACGCCGAGCCGCGGGGACCATTCACCAGAGATCAACTCATCCGCTGGGCTAACCAGAACCTCCCATGATCAATCGAATCAACAACGCCATCTGCTTTCTGATCGTTGCGGCCGTGTTCGCGATGATCGGCATCGAAGCCGGCAACCAGCCGGGCATGACCCACTCCGGCACCCAGCTGGAGGTGCGGAAGTGACCCGCCCCCGCCGCTTCTACTTCACGATCAAGGAGGCCAACGTTTGTGAATGCGTAATGGCGCACAGCCTGACGGAGGCCAAGCTGATCGCGGCCGATACCTGGCTCCCATGGTGGAATCAGATCGAATGGCTCAATCCCGAAACTGTTACCGACTTGCCCAATGAGTAATTCACCCGTCGCCTTCCAGTGGCGCACTGACCCGGAGGATCAGGGCGTCTATGGCGAAGGCATCAGCAGGCCGCGCCATGGTGCTCGCACTAAGGAGTATCGCCTCTTGATCTACCCCAGTGGCGCCAGGCCAATGCTCTGGATCACACGCGCCGAGAACGTCGGTGCTGCGATCCGTTATGCCAAGAACCGCTGGCCATCCGCTGAAATTGAAGTCGCATCATGACCGAAAACCAAACGATCATCCCGTTCCATCGTTCGTTCTTGCTCGGCAAGATCGTCCACATCGATAAGCTCGCCGAGCTGACCAGCGCCGAGCTGGAGCTGCTGAACGTCGAGACCTTGGCCTCACTGCAGGAAGCTCGCCACAATTACGAACTGATCGAGAACAAACAGACCGAGGAGGCCAGCACCGAGTTCCGCAAGATCAAGATCGCTGGCTACTTCCAGGCTGCAATCCAGATCGAGCTGGGGAAGCGATGAACGATGCTGCCCGTGCTCGCCTTTACAGCCTGCTCGAAGGCAGCAACACCTTCAAGGCTGGCCAACAGTCAGAACGTGATCGGCTCCGCCTGCTGATCGACATCCGCATCGATCAACTGCGGGGCCCTCCGCACCGCCCGCCGCCCCAAACCGTCGAGCTTGAAGGAGCAGGCGTTGAAAGAACTTGAGTGGGTGGACAAGAACTTAAAGATGCCTCTCTTAAATCAGTGCACTGCCATTCACACCATCCGCCGCGCCCTGGAGCAACTCGATGACTGACTTCAGCATTGATTCAGAAGCTGGTCGCATCGGTCAGTTCTGGTGGTTCAACACCAACAACGTTGACCGCCTCTGGCTGGGAAACGTGTCACCTTGGGTGAAGAAGTGGTGCATCCGTTGGGGCACCTGCGGCATTGGCCGCGACATCCACGTTGTAATGGCACCTGCCCATGACTGACCAATTTGTTAGCACCAACAAAATGGTGCCCGCACGTGAGCTTGTTCAAAAATGGGCAAACGAAACGGACTACGACGAACGCAGCTGGCTTTACGAGATCCACATAGCGAACCGCGCTGCTGCGTGGGGAGCTGACCAGCAACTAACAGCAGCTGCGAAATGGTTGGATCACAATGCCTTGAATGAACCTCACCTAAGGATCACCCCAGTGGGAGAATCATTGAAGGAAGCGATGCGTCCAAAAAGTGCAAAGGAGCGGGCATTGCACGATCTTCATGCTGCTTATAACGCGGATCAAATTGATGACCTTACTTACCAAAATATCCTTTGCGCTTTGGGCCAGCTTGCTGGCTAACTTTACCAACACAAGTGAAAGCGACTAATCACCATGACTAACCAATTCCGTGTGGCTGGACAAAACCTTCAGCCCAATTCCATCATACTTAACACAAAAGACACTAAAGAAATTGCCAAGTTTACTGAAGACGGTTTCTACTACAAAGGTGAGTTTGTTGATGACGCCGGAGAGGTGCATCGTTTGTTCAAAGAGGTGATGTATGAAATGCAACACAGCAAGTGGAAAGATTTGTGTAAAGATCTTGTAAATGATCTTGCGTGGTGGCTTGAAGGTAATTGCAAGCCTTCAGATTATCCAGACAAGGAAGAAGCTAGTTTTCAATTACTAAAACGTGCTGAAAGCGAGTTAAAACTTGATGAATCCATTAGAGGAAAGGACTAATGACTAACCAACAACATCCAATCATCCCATCCCCTGAGTTAGTGCAGCAATGGCGTGATTCTCCTGAATACACTGACGGAAAACGAAAACTTGTTATGGTTACGCTTTCAGCTGGAAAGCTACAAGACATTGCCACTAAAGCTTCGCAGTGGGGTGCTGATACAGAATTATTAGCCTGTGGTAACTATCTCAAGCACTGTGCCGCATGGGAAGAAGAAGATGTGACTGAGTTTTATAATTATCGACGCCCAAGACCGCCAAGCTTAAAAGAGCGAGCACTAAAAATTCTTGAAGAAGAACCAGAAGCAGACGACATGAAAGAGTTAATAGTGTTTGACACGGCTCAAGTAGAAATTATTCGTCGCGCTTTGGAGCAACTTGATGACTGACCAACAACATCCGATTACCCCACCGCCGGAGCTGCGTCAACTCTGGGCACAGCAAGCACAGCGCATGGATCCACGCGATCCAGTGGCATGGCTTGAGCACATCGCTACCCAAGCCGCCCGCTGGGGAGCCGACCAGGAGCTGGAGGCGTGCTGTGAGTGGCTCGACGAACATTTAGCCTATGAAAATAATGTAACTGATAATCTCCGCGCCGCCCGCCGCCCGAAGCCGCCGAGCTTGAAGGCGCAGGCAATAGCCGCTTTGACTGAAGAACAAGCGGAAATGAGCATGGTCAATTACAAAACAATTCGCACCGCACTTGATTCCCTGCCCTCGTAGACAACATCACTAAGACCATGACTGAACTATCTCCTGCTGCGCAGGCGGTGTTGAAAGCAGCCTGCATCCACCACGGTTTATTCAACGAAGAAATCATTCAGCGTCGTCGCATGCTTGCCGCCGCCCTGCGTGCTGTTGCGGATTACGCTCAGCGTTCAAGTTATGCGGCCACCCCGTCTACCGATTGGGGTGATGGATGGAGGTCTGGTGTCAACGACACTGCCCGAGGACTCCTTGCCATCGCCACCGAGCTGGATGGTGCGCAATGACCACTGACTTCCGCGCCCTATGCGTTGAGTTGACCGACTGCTTGGAAAAAGCCGACTGGCCGCACCGCTACAAGGTCGTATTCCAGCAGTGGACGGACATCGCTCACGCCGCTCTAGCTGAGCCAGATGGACCGGCTGTATCCGATGACAGGGAGCCGGCCTCTGTCATCGATCAGCTTAAGCACCAGATGCTCAGCAAAACCAAGGCCGATCTGATCCGCCAAGTGATTGACCAAGCCTTGCGTGATACCGCTTCCGTCCACTGGCGAGTGACAGACACCGGCGAGCAGATCGTACGAGTCGGTGACCTGCTGAGGTGGGCTGAGCAAGCCGCAACCGAAATGGAGCAACTGCCATGACTGACCACATCCGCGCCAAGCTCGAGGCGCTGATCTCTGACTCGGGCATGTTCCACGCCGGCCAGTGCGAAGAGCGGCTGAGGCTGTGCGCGCTGATCGACGCACGCCTTGACCAGCTCGCGAACCTGCCTTGCCATCCGCACATCACGGCACGCCGGGAAGAACTGCTTACGATCCGCCAAGCCATGCAGCCGCACCAATGAACCGCATCACCCTCGACCAGCAACGCGCCGACATGATGGAAGCGCTCTACCGGGCCAGCGGCCGCACCTGCGGCACCTACACCGGCCTGTGGGAGGAGTTCTGCCTGGACATCGGCGCGAACTTCCGGGATACCTACTACCCCGACCTGTTCGCCCGTGTGATCAAGGCCATGGACGAAACCGGATCGGTCATGACTGAGAAGCAGGCGCAGCAAGCCATCGAGGTTTGCCGTCAAGTGCTGCTGGGTGAGAAGTGGCGGTGAGGTCGGCAACCAGCACCAGCTTCAAGCCAGGCCATGTGCCCGGCAATGCTGTATTGACGCCGCAGAACGCCATCGACATCCGAAAACTGCACGCTGCGGGGTGGACCATTAAACAGCTGACCGCGATCTATGGGGTCAGCTTCACCCACATTCACAACATCATCACCAGGAAGAAATGGAAGAACGCAGAGCAGCAGACCTCGTGAACCACCCGCCGCATTACAAAGCCGGCACCGTCGAGGCGATCGACTTCATCGAGTCGGTGATCACCAATGCGCCGCACATGGTCTTGGCATACCTGCAAGGGCAGGCGCTCAAGTACATGATCCGCATGTGGCTAAAGGGCAATGCCCTGGAGGACGCCCGCAAGGCGGAGTGGTATCTCAATCGATTGATCGCCAAGATGGAGTCATGCTCGAACACCTTCAACTGACCTGGATCGAGCGCATCGCGTTGCGGATACTTGCGCGCAGTCGGCGGATCGGTCTGTTGGTGATCAAGCCACACGGCTCTCGCCTGGTCTTTATCGCCAAGGACATGACTGATCCGATCGAAATCGTGCAAGGTGAGCCGATCACGATGCAACTAGAGCGGTTGTATCACCAACCCAGCTTTGGTGAGGATGAATGATCCGCCTGAAGTCCGGTCGGCTATTGCTTGTATGCGATCGCGCCGATCGGACCTGGCACGCGCGGATCACACTCGGTCCGAAAGCTGAACACCAGTTGGATGTCGACACTGGCACCATTCAGTTGCAGGAAGCGATGCTCCGCGCTGAGACCGTCTTCCAGGCAGCGCTAGCCAGCATTAGGCCACGCGATGCCGGAGTGATGTGCTGGGACTGCCTGCAGTGGGATATGGATAAGCACCGCTGCGAGTTGATGATCCCGGAATCGAGGCGAAGTGGCGGGCGATACGGCGCCAAATGCGAGATGTTCCATCGGGCATTGCCAGCGCCAGACTGATCAAGGCCACCTGGTCGCCATGTCCAAGCGTGAGTTCAACACGCCAATCAGAGAGCCGTGGAACGTGCTGATCCACCAGTCATTGCAGGCTATTGATCGCCATAACCGGCTCTGGTTCGACTCTGGCGAGGACTGGCATCTGCAGCAGGCGCAGGTGTTGCGTGACTATGTAGCTGGCCTGAAGACCTGGATTCATCGCGAGGAGCGCAATGGCTGAACCTGAAGTGATCGCCCGCGTAGAGCGTGATGGCGGCTATGTAGAGACGCTGTTCCGCGAAGGGATGGAGATCTATTACCGGAGCTGCGTCGGTGGCATCTGCCGCTATAGCTCGGATCACTTCCAGGCTGAGATCTACCTCGATCAACTGCTGGCGCGATGAATATCCCTCCGGTGGTTGTGTTTGGATTGACCTGGTTAGGCGGCATCCTGGTGGTCACAATCGTGTTCACCATGTAGCCAGGTTGCGATCGCCCACTCGCTGAGTGCAGACCAGAACGGCTGAGCACGATACCAGTCGACCCAGGGCTTGTGGCCTTTCTGGCTGTTGCACATGAAGCAGCAGCTCACCAGGTTCTCCCGCACGGTGAGGCCACCATGCGCCTTGGGGATGACGTGATCCAGCGTCGGCGAGCGGCCGAGGGGATCGCCGCAGTAGGCGCACTCATAGTTCCACGCGAGGTGGATCTGATCACGGGCGGAACGCCGGGTGACCAGCCGTGTCTCCTCAATCCGGTGTTGATCCACAGAGGTCCACGGGGAGGGTGAACAGCTCGATGCCCAGTTCCAGCAGATCGTCCTCGCTGTGGACGAACTCAGCAATCTGGGAGTAAATATCAGCCGGCAGCTCCTCGGGATCGGTTTCGGAGCGCACCAGCACCTTGGCGGTGATCTCCACGATGTACGCCCGCATGGGCGATAGCCCCGGCTTGCTAAACGGTAGCGAGTGCGACGGGGACAGCCTGTGTGACGGTTTGTAAAGGTGCCCCGTATGCGGGGGAGTGTGCCCCGTCGGCGGGGTATAGTTACTTCAGTTCAGGCGGAGGACGCCATGCTTCAACTCCTCGATCAGATGGGCGAGATTCTCACCGTCGGCCAAAAGGTCTGGGTGGACATGCCTCACATGGCCAGCTGGTTTCCAGGCGCCGTGATGTGGGCGGAGGTGATTGAAGGCCACCGTGAGCCCCAGCCAGGCATGGTG